TTTACGTGTCTCCTTGCCCTTGAATAATGCCTTAGTCTCCTCTGTTAGCCATTTGGGAGGTTTTCCCTCTTTGGGTTTCCCCCCCAATCTACCCTCATACTTTAAAATGAAATTTTTCTCATATTGGGTTCTTTGTCCTTCTGGTATATTAAGGATTCGTTGATATTCTTGTCTGTCAGTCAAAGTCTTTTTTGTTGGCTGTTGAGGCTGTGCCAAATTAAAAGCCCTCTGCAATTGAAATTGTCTCATCATTTCATTTTCAGGGCTTCTTGCAAAAAGCGAAGGCAGTTTCTCTTGGGCTTCTTTTGAAATACTCATTGGTCCGGTCGGAAATGGCGACTCAGGCGAACCCATCAATTCACGCAACTTATCCCAAGGAACCATCTCTGGTGCAGTTTGTCCTAACATATTTATGTCTTGAGGTAAAACCGCACCCTCGCCCGCTTCTAAAACATCACCAATTCTTTCTTGTTGTGCAATCTTTGGTGCTTCCATCAGTTGAAGTAATCCTTGCCAATCTGGTCGATATGGTTGCCCTCTTTTCATGTTCCCCAATAAATCTAACCCTGAACCAATACCGAATTTAGCTAAAGGTCCCAAACCAGGAATGAACATTGCTCCCATAGAACCAACACCCAATAAATAATCCCAAAAGTCTGGTTGCTGAGATTCATAATATGCCCGCAAAGCACTCTCGTAATCCCCAATAGCCCCAGACCAATCATAATCTCTGCCTAACGGCATTTTTCATCTCCTCCCCTATAAATACTCATGGGCAAGCTCAAGTATCCCATCTTTGTAAACCTTGACCGCCACCCCGTTGTTTCCTTGCTCCATCAAATCCACCGCTGGTTTTATGAACTTGTCGTATACCCGACTCCATACTGTTTTTGCATCCGGTCTTTCATTTATAGCCTCTACGATGGCGGGTGCCAATCCTTCATATTCAGCGACCAATTTATTGCCATCATCTAAATTCCCCTTCATCCAGTCTCTTAACTTTCTAAGAGTCTGAAGTTCATGGCAATCGTCGGGCAATCCCTTAGCTTCGGTGCAAGCAGAAGTGACTATACATCCACCACCTCCACTCTGTGCCCTTGCCTGGGATGTCTGCATTTCCATTTGTAGTTCTTGTAATAATAAGTCAATGTCTTGTCCCCTGAATCCCTGTAAACCACCTAACGCAGTAGCAAACTCCTGTAAATCCAATTGACCCGCCTGGAAGGGTGCACTTATCATCTTTTGATAGATGGGGCTCTTAATACCTTGCTCCTTCAAACCTTGACTTACAAGCTGACTCATAACATCAAGGCTTTGACCATAGCCCGTGGCTTGTTCTGGGGTAAGTTGACCACTACCCAGTGCTTCAATGGTGCTGGCATAATACTGCTGCGGACTCACCTGTCGTTGACGGGTTCGTGACGTTCCACCCGCTCCCGCTCCCGCTGGACTCGTCCAAAATAACTTGTCTGGAAGAGGATTGAATTGATCCCAAGCCAAACCCTGCCCAGCCCAATCCCCTGCCCTTTGATATGCCCTCTCACCCACTTGCTGTTGTTGGAACCTCCCCATAAGCAACTCTAATAACTTTTCGTAGTTTGAAATATCTCCTAAGCCCAGCTCATCCCACCAGTCTTTTTCTTCCTGGTTACCGTTCATTTCTTATTTCCCTCCTCCTCCAAATAATTCCTTCATAAATTTATTCATAATTTGCTCCCAATACTTGTCTGATCCAAGCTTAGCCTCAAACATGGGTGCAAATTGCTTAGCCATCTGTAGGGTAGTCCCTACCTTTTCCGACCAGGGCATCTGCATCTGTGCTCGCATAGGCGCCATAAATCTATTGGCAAGCATATTATAACCCCCAGCGACAGGAACGTTTGTCCTGCTCATCTGTGACCCTAATGCTCCACCAAACTGCCCAACAAGCCGATCGAAAGCGGACGTTTCCTCTGCCCCCATGCGTTGAAACAAATTTCGATAAAGGTCGGGAAACCACTCCTGTTGTCCCATCTGACCCTGTTGTCCCATCTGACCTTGTGGTGGCATCTGTGGAGGAAAACCTCCACCAAATCCCATTCCACCCCCTATCCTCCCCCTTTGCATATCCGACCACAAGGTCGTTCGTGGTGATTGTTCCCCTATTCTCGTTGGCTTCATTCCTAAATTAAACGGCATAATTATTCGCCTCCCCTGTGTCCTAAATTGTTTAGTTTTGCCCACCAGCCTTTAATTATCAGACTATCGACATTCGACTTATTTTCAACTTTTATAGAAAAGTTCTTTCCCTTAACCTTCTCCCCTAACATCCACCAAGAAGTCCGTTTGTCTCCCAAGTGAACCAAGTCCGAATCAGATGGTGTAGTTCCGTAGTCCGTATAATAATAAATCCAGATGTCGCCTGAATCGGATTCCGTCTGAAGATAAAATTGGCGAAGAAGTTTGTCGTCTGTGGGCAAGTCATTATCAAAGAAACCAGGTTGATAGGTGGCGGTGATATGTTTACCATAGACGCTTGCTCCAGATTGAGTAGTATCATCTGTAACTATACCCCCGTATTTATAAACATGACTTTTATTTGGTGAACCAAAAAGAAAGCTATTCAATCCCAAATCACCCTGTCCCTCAACCGTTACCCATAAACTAAATACCAGCGTGTTGCCATAAGACACAATTGCAAGCTTGAGGCTATCTAAATCACCCTTTGTCCACGCCGAATCCGTAATCGGATTAATCTCCTCAAGAGAATACTTGGTGCTTGGGTGTCGAGTAAACCTTTCAAAGTGTTCCAATAAATATCGTTGCTGATTAGCTACGAGATAAACATCTAAGTCTACATAAAGACTGGGGTCTTTACGTGCACTTACGTAAAGACGTAATTTACTTTTACTTCCGGTTGCAACTTGAGCGGTATTAGTAAATTCAAAAAAGTCTTTTTTGTTGGCGGTAGAAACAGAAACATAATCACTATAATCTTCGATATCATCAATACAGGCATAGTTCGAGCCAGTACTCGGTGTCCACTCTATGGTATCTCCATTGGCACTTGGAAACAAAATTTCGTTCCACGTCTTCCCAAAAACTGTGTTGTAATTGATTACGGGCGTAAAACCAAAGGTCTGCGGTCCATACCATTGTTGGATTCTTTCGTCAAAGACAATACAACTGTCCGGATGATAAGAAAACCAGTATTGCCCGTTAACATAAACTCCACCACAGTAATCTAAGTTTTGTGGATCAATGTTGTCTATTATATCATCCACCAAACCTGAAATCTTCTCAGGCTTATAACTCATACTTCCATAAATGTTCGGCTTGAACCGATACACCCCATCCGCAGATTTGAAGTAGATATATTCATCTCCCAAAGCTATGGTATAGGGAACATCACACCCCAAGCTTTTTGTAATTGGCGTAGCTACACGGGAGGCATTGATTCCATAAATCGAATACTTCCCAAAAACTATCAGATAACCATTGAACACACGCATCGCCACAATCTCATCATGTGCATCCATGTCCAGATTGATAAAGTTTTCAGGTGCAATGTTGTCAGGATCACGCACCTCAGAAAAATAGACCCTGTTCTCTCGCCACTCTGAACTTATGAAAAATCTGTCCTGATAATAAGTTCCTGCAACTCCTATCGGATACCCTAAAGTCGCTCCCACTGAATCGGGACGGGCTAAAAGCAGAAAAGCGGTATCGGCATCACAGGTGTCACCACACAACTTTACATGAAACCAATTGTTGCCGTTGTCTATGATTTCCAAATAACTACCACTGCACTTTAGCCAATAGCCAACCCATTCATCAGCCGTCCATGCCGCCGATGAATCTGCTACCCAAGAGGTATCCCCCCCGACCGTGCTGTCCGCATCGAACGTTCCCGTATCAACCACACCCAAAGCCTCGATGCTTGAACCATCCCAGATCCTTGCCGAATCCGTGCCGTTCAACACAACCACCCCAAAGGGCGTAGAGGCAAAATAGGTAAGAACGTCTTCGGTCGTATCAATAGCATCAAATTCCCAAGTAGTTGTGGAATCTGCATAACGCAAAGAATCAGCACAACCGATAAGTATCTGCGGGATTGTTCCTTGTGCAATGGTTGCTCCATAAACCCCGTCAATGGCGGTAAAATTTATCTTCTCATAACCATCCCTCATCCTTAATGCCGACATTCCTTCGGGAATAAGATTGCGACATTGAATAGCTTGCTCTTTAGGCACCCTGTTGGTTGGCACAAAAAGATTCAGTCCGCCGAATTGATGTGTGCCAATCTCAAGGATTTGAGATTCCGCCTGTGGCAAAACCAAGGGAGGGCTGGGGGAGAACTCCGGTCTTGCCACAGGCATCACTTCTTCTGGAGGCACTACGGGTAAGATCAATCTCTCCTGTGCCCAAAGACAAACAGGTATGAGTAAAAAGATAACAAGAAAAAACTTCTTCACTTCTTAATCTCCCTCGGTATAAGTATATAATCATACCTCTGCTGGTCAAACAGTAGTTTCTTATTGAGCCACTGGTCGTAAAGAGCAAAATACCAACTTGCCGTATTGTATTCTCCTGCTTTAGCGTAACATTTCGCTGTCGCATAAAGAGCAATCAGTGGAACATAATGATAGGGAATATTGGTCGTATCGGAGGTAGCCGAAAGATTGATTGCCTGTGCCGCATATATCAACTCCATCTTGTCCACAGCAGGCGGAGCAGGATAAAACCATATCCTTGCCGTAGTGTCTTTCACTGTGTTCTTTCCGGTAATCCACACGTATCTTGAAACGGTAAGATTAGTGGCGGCCGCTATTTTCCCAACAGCCGATGGATGAATAAAATCAAGCGCCTTGCCTCCCGCTATGGTATCAGGATAGATGGTGATAAAAGCCTGAAAATTCACAGGTAACGCATAATTTTTTGTGCTGGCGACCCAAGTGATAGTATCAACATCAAGGATAATGTTATATCCCGCCAGATCCCGACAAGCATGGTTGATGAAATCATCCAAGACCGAATCAGGAAACAAAGCATCAGTCATCACCAAAAACTCATTCTTGACGTCCTGCCGAAGTGCACCTAAGGTCGTATAGATATTCTTGTTCTGCGGTGTTGCAGCACCCAGAGCAGAACCCAATAAGAAAAATACCAAAAAGATAACAATCAAAAGTTTCTTCATGTATCCCCCTTTTCTTTTCCAATATCTAAGATACTTTTTGTTGCCTTAATGCCAATAACCCAACGTGATTTATCAACTGTAATGTTAAACAAATCAGGTGGTTCCCCTTTACTCCATGCCTTTTGTATGTCATCACACATCTTTAAATAGCTTCCCTTGATGAACGTTCCGATGCTATCATCATTTCTCCCGCCTTCGGGAATCACACTTGCCATTTCCCAAACCTTCAATGGTTCCATAAGATTTCTCCCTAATTTAAGGCATTCAATCTCTGTATTCTTCGTGCACGATAAGTAGATTGTTCCATCACTGATTTCTTGGGGTGCATTCGATCCTTGAAGGACTTAATTAAATCCTTTCTATCCCGATCGGCTCGAAGGTAAATTGCTATGCCTGCGGGATCAGAACTCGTTCTGAATAGATTCTTAGCTACCAACGCCACCATCAATGGAAAATAGTTGTCGGGAAAATCGGTTAAGTTTTCTACAACGGATTGGCAGGTCAGATAAACGGTTCCTGATAAATTTGGAATGGGATAAAGCCATAATTCATCGTTAAAATAACAACACTCAGTCGGCACCCCCGTTCCGGCTATTCCCCGATAATGATGTTGGTATGTTCTTATAGTCCAGGAATCACCCAATATCTGTCTGGTGGTTCCTGAGACAAAGACCACACTGGTTATCCGATCCATGTCATTGCCACTCGCAAGCGTCACGCTATAATTCGGTGTCCCTGATGCGACCGTAATATCATCTGCATGATCCTGTGCATCAGGCAGGTCAATATAGTGTCCCATCTCCAAGAATCCTGCCTTCGCCGCCACCTGAAGCCGCTCATCGCTTATCTCTAAGTGAAAGAAAAGATTCTTTAAGTCTTTATATAAAGTCGCTGTGTTCATATTATACACCAACCCTCTGAAATAACATTGCTTCCCTGCCCCATCTACCCCCCTTGAAATTTGTTGACTTCCAATCTTTCAATGCATCCTTCCCCTTTTGATACCATGAACGTTGTGCGTCATCCAATAAAATCCAGCCATCTTTTTTCACCTTAGAGGAAGCCGCCAGAAGACATCTTGCTCTATTTCTCGCATCAACAATCACCAAATCAAAATAACCATCAGGAAAAAGCGAAATCGTATCTACAAAATTCTGTCCGCAATCTTTCAATTCTTCCAACACAATCATTATCTGTTTAATAATTCCCAGCGATGCCACCGATTGATAACTGATTCTATCTTCACCGATTGTAGCCAGCGGGAATTGTTGCTTGAATCTATTCTTGAATATCCTAAACCAGTCGGGTTCATATTCTACTGAAATCAATTCAGCGACTCTCCGCACCAACCAAACAGTCGAACCTCCCGTTCCATACTCAAAGACCTTAGACCAGCAGTTTACTATATTGTTAATCTTGGTTATGGCTTCCTCATTCCAATATGGAACCCCTTCGATCCAAGATTGATTCATTGACCTGGTTGTGTCCATACTTGCCCTATGTTATTATTTCAGGGTGATCTCTTTCCATCCTATTCTTCCAAAACTTCAATTCTCCCAGACCTGTCTTTTTGTGCTTAAAATCCATCCGACAACTTTCATAAAGTTCTTTGGTGGCATTACACTCTTTTTGTTCATACTTGAAAGGAACAGGCTTTTGTCTATTCAAAAGATGCAGATTGCTCCCCGTAAAAAGTCTCTGCATGGGTTTGTGGCAACAGGGACACAAGACCACTTCTTCCATTTTCCAGACAAAGGTATCGGAAACATACCCACACTCACACCTGTAATTGTAAATAGGAATAATAATCACTCCTGTCCAATGTCATATTCGATGGCAGTGTAGCCTCTGCCGATATGAATGTATTGAACTTTTGGATGTGCCCAGACTTCAAAACCAAGTTTCCGTGCTTCCTCAAAAAAAGAAATATCACAACCTAATGTGCCCCGACTTTGACCTGGCTTAACCTGATCCTTAGCAATTGGCGGCTCGTAAAACCAGGGCGGATCAATACGCTCAAAAACCTTCCGCTTGAATAGCATAAAACCATCACCCATAGAAGGGACTTCAAAAGGTTCATTCCCAGCCTTATTCATTTTTTCGATACATTCATCCCTGGTCAATGCTCTCGTCTTTCCGTCCCTCCAATCGTT